TTGCTTATGGTAATACAAAGGAAAAAGTATATGCTCCCAATGTTTCTGCTTCAAACGCTTCGGGCAAAGTATATACTGGTGTAGACCTGGATCGTGCTATTAAACAAATGACCGGTGTTAAAAGCCGCGAAGAGCTTGAGAGAGTTTGGGCTGAACATCCTGAACTTCATAATAATAAGGAGTTCAGAAACATAACTATTGACATGCAGAAAACATATCCTCCTAAAAATTGATAATAATGATAGAATTAGTGAAATCCAGTGTGGTTTTCAATGAGGAAAACCACACTTATATGCTTGGTGAAAAACAGTTGCAAGGTATAACCGGTATGATTAGCCGGCAGTTGTTCCCTGACAAATATAAAGATGTCCCAGATTTTGTGTTGAAGAGAGCTGCTGAGAAGGGGAGCCTTATTCATGCTCAATGCCAGTTTGTTGATGCAACAGGCTTACCGCCTGAAAGTATTGAAGCAGAGAATTATTTGAAAGAGCGAACAAAAGCTGGATATAAGGCTTTTGCTAATGAGTACACCGTCTCTGATAACGAATACTTTGCATCGAATATAGATTGTGTTTGGGAGAAAGCCGGTAGAATCTGTCTTGGTGACATCAAAACTACGCTGCATCTTGACGAAGAGTATTTGAGTTGGCAGTTGTCAATTTATGCTTATCTGTTTGAACTACAAAATCCATTACTCAAAGTTGATAAATTGTTCGGCATTTGGGTACGTGGTGATAAACATGAATTGGTTGAAATTCCTCGTAAGCCTGATAAAGAAGTCAAGAAATTAATGGAATGCGAGAAGAAGGGTGAGCAATATCTATCCAATCTTCCTGTTCCTGCCCCTGATGATGACAAGTTACTTATTCCAATGCAGCTTGTAAATACTATAATCGGGATTGAGGAAGAACTTGCAGATCTAACCAAGATTCAGAAAGATTATAAGGCAAAATTGAAAACTGCTATGCGTGAGAATGGTGTCAAGTCATGGGATGCCGGAAGATTGCGAGTTAGTTATACACCCGCTTCTACGAGTGACAATTTTGATACTAAAAAGTTTCAGGCTGACTATCCGGAATTATATTCTAAGTATATCAAAACAGTTCCTAAAGCTGATAGTATCCGTGTAACAATAAGGGAGGATAAATCATGAGTTTAAACAAATTGATGCTTATCGGGCATGTTGGCAAAGACCCCGATATTAGAATTTTGGAAGCTGGTTCTAAAGTGGCCACTTTCTCCTTTGCCACCACTGAAAAAGGTTATACCCTTCCCAATGGAACACAGGTTCCTGAAAGAACTGAATGGCATAATATTGTTGTTTGGCGTGGTCTTGCCGATGTTGTTGAGAAGTATGTCCATAAGGGAGACAAGTTGTATCTGGAAGGAAAGATAAGAACTCGGAGTTATGATGATAGCAGAGGAATTAAACGGTATATTACAGAACTTTTTGTTGATAATATGGAGATGCTTTCTGTTAAGCCTCAACAAGCGCCACCACCGCCACCTCTTCCAGAACACACCAATAATCAGACTCGAAGTGCGGTGAATGAGTGCCCGCCACCGCCACCACCGACCAAGGACGATTTGCCATTCTGATAGGTTATGGAAGCAACATTGACGAAGAAAGATGGCAAAATCCAAATGGATAAGTCTTTCGAGTTCATGTGCAGCACACTTCGTAATGGAGAATACACTGTAACCATTAAGAAAAAAACACAGCCGAGAACATTAAATCAAAATGCTCTCATGTGGAAATGGTTTCAGTGTATTGGTGCCTGTTTGCGTGAATACACAGGTGAAGAGTATTGGAGCACTGCTGCTGGAGTTCAGGATATACATGACTTGTATTGTAAGAAGTTTCTTGTGAAACAGGTTCATGTGAATGGTAAGGTGGAAACTATTGTGCGAGGAACAAGTAAACTTAATACTTTAGAGATGCATAATTTCATGGAAAGCGTGAAAATAGATGCGGCCACCGAGTTTGGTATTACACTTCCATTGCCTGAAGACCAGCATTACTTAGATTTTATTCATGAGTACCAAAACCGGTACTAATTAATCCTTTTATAATTTATGATTGCAAATTTGAGAAACTACGAACCCGAGACAATCGAGTTTGTAGTTCCCGATTCTATTCGGGAAAAATTTCCCCCTGTTTTATTTCAGGGTTCTACGAATGTAGATGAATTGATAAAGTTGGTGAATGAGCATTTCAATGCTACATTCCCTGAAAGTGAGGTGACACAACGTTTACTGGATGAATTTGAGATTTCCGAAATTCGTGAAGAGTATTGCATCAAGCAAGAGAATGAGGTCCCCAAACGCGAACGTGAACTGTTGGAAGCCATTGAACGTGCAAAGAAAATTAAGAGTGATGCACAAGACAGGTTAGCTTCTATTAAGACTGAAATTAAAGACTTGGCTGCCGAGGTCAAAAAGGGGACGAGGGAGTATCATCTTTCAAGTAAGAATACGATCCGGTTTGCTCTTGATGGATATTTCCTGTATTATTCATGGGTGAACGGTGAGTTTAAGCTTGTGAAAGCTGAAAAAATTCCTGATTGGGACAAACGTTCTCTTTGGGCACAGGAAGATCGAAACAGAAAAGCGATGTTTGATTTGTTTGGTATTGAATATCCTGAAGTAGAACGTCCTATTGATGATACAGAAGATTATGGGGACAAGTTCGAAGAAGACCTGTCTGATAAACTTCCTGAAGAAGAACCGGAAGACGATGAGTAGATTGCAGCACAAAAAAGGCAGGAAGTCCAACTATGTGAAGCGGCTTGTGAATAATCCAGATTGGGAAGAAGCCAAGCGTAAAGTTCGTATTAGGGACGGACATAAATGCCAGATGTGCGGTAAAGACTTCAATTTAGAGATTCACCACAAAACATACAGGGTTAACGGAAAATCAATCGTTGGTCATGAACTTGAACATCTTGATTGTCTCGTTACCCTTTGTGGTGACTGTCATTCGAAAGTTCATAAATATCACATCAAATTATGACATACCAGTTAAGAGACTACCAAAAAAGTGCTAGTGATGCAGCGGTCAGCGTTTTTAAATCCAAGGAAAAGAAAAACTACGTGATAGTTCTTCCCACTGGTGCCGGGAAGTCCCTTGTCATTGCCAATATAGCTGCACGGATAGACGGGCCGCTGATAGTGTTCCAGCCTAGCAAGGAAATACTCGAACAAAATTTTGCGAAACTTCAATCATACGGCATATTCGATTGTGGAGTTTATTCAGCTTCTGCCGGAAGAAAGGATATCAATCGTATTACGTTCGCTATGATTGGTAGTGTGATGAAACACATGAGTTTCTTCAAACATTTCAAGCACGTTCTGATTGATGAATGTCATTTAGTGAATCCAGAGAAAGGAATGTATAAGGAATTCTTTGAAGATGAGCAAAGGAAAGTTATTGGGCTGACAGCGACTCCTTACAGACTATGTTCAGGAAGAGGTGGTGCTATGCTTAAATTTATAACTCGTACCCGGCCAAAGGTTTTCACTGATGTTATTTACCACTGTCAGGTGAGTGAACTGCTTGCTAAAGGATTTCTCGCAAACTTGAAATACTATGATATTACAAAGTTGGATTTAAGTAGAGTCAGAACTAATTCTACTGGTGCAGATTACGATGAGAAAAGTCTTCTGAAAGAGTTTGAACGTGTGGACATATACAAAGATATAGTTGGATGGACAAGACGTCTGTTGAACCCCAAATCGGGCATACCACGCAAAGGTATTTTAATATTCACGAGGTTTATTCGTGAAGCTGAAAAACTGGCTTCTGAAATTCCTAATTGTGCGATCGTTAGCGGTTCTACTTCAAAGGAAGAAAGGGCACGAATTCTGAAAGGTTTTAAAGATGGAAGAATAAAAGTTGTTGCTAATGTCGGAGTACTTACAACCGGATTCGATTACCCGGAACTTGATACGATTGTTCTTGCCCGTCCAACCAAATCCCTTTCCCTCTATTATCAAATGGTCGGTCGTGTCATTCGTCCCTGCCAAGGTAAAGAGGGTTGGGTTGTTGATTTGAGTGGGAATTTCCGGCGCTTTGGGCGTGTTGAAGAGTTACGCATAGAACAGCCTGAAAAGGGAAAATGGTGTATAATGAGTCGTGGCCGTCAATTAACCAATGTAGTATTTTAATTATCATGTGGAGAAATTACAAGAAGAAAGAAAAGAAAAAGCCTCTTTTCGAGGTAGAAGGTGTTAAGGTCAAGAAGAAACCTGATCTTGTCAATGAACTAGACAGAATATTTAGTTTATTCATCCGTTATCGTGATACGATGCCTAATGGATATTTTCAGTGTATTTCATGTGGTAAAATAAAGCCTTTCAATAAAGCAGATTGCGGTCATTACATCAACCGCCAACACATGAGTACTCGCTTTGATGAAATGAACTGCAATGCTCAATGTTCACATTGTAACCGCTTCATGGAAGGAAATATTCAGGATTATCGCAGACGTCTAGTTGCCAAGTATGGTGAACGAAATGTGCTGCTCCTGGAAGCCAAGAAAAATGTTACTAAGCAATTTAGTGACTTTCAATTAGAAAAGCTGATTACTCATTACAAGGAAGAAGCGAAAAAACTGAAGGAAGCAAAAGGTCTGTGAGTTTTATTACTAATCGGAGTATAATCCCTTAAAATATGGAAAGAAATTCATTCATCTTTTATAAAGGGTGGAGAGAAGCAATCAAGGATTTACCGGATGATGTCAGGCTGGAGATTTACGAAAGCATAATTGAGTATGCGACAACGGGAAATCTTCGGGGGTTGAAACCTATGGCAAATATTGCTTTTAACTTTATAAAGATAGATATAGACAGGGATACTGAAAAGTATATGTCTATTGTGGAAAGGAATAAGAGCAATGGTTCTAAGGGGGGACGTCCGAAAAGTGAAAACCCAAAAGAACCCAAAGAACCCACAAAACCCACTGGGTTATTTGGAAACCCAAAAGAACCCAAAGAACCCGATAATGATAATGAATATGATAATGATTATGTAGATGATAATGTAGATGATAATGATTCTCATTCAAAAAAGAAAGAAACTTCTCCTAAAGGAGAATCAAAGAAAGACGAGCTTTCTTTGTTTCCCGAGGAAAAGATTGATTGGGTTGGGCTAATGGATTATTTTAATTCTACGTTTAAAGGTAAGCTTCCTGCTATAAAGTCCGTAGATGCAAAACGAAAGAAAGCTATTAAAGCACGTGTTGCTCAATACAACAAACAAGCTATATTCGATGTATTCCAAAAAGTGTTGGATAGTCCTTTTTTACTTGGAGAAAATGATCGGAATTGGCGGTGTGATTTCGACTGGATATTCAAGTCTGGGAATTTTACTAAAATTTTAGAAGGAAATTACAATGGAAAACGAACTGATACTGCGGCCGCAAGAAGAGAATCGGTTAGCAGTCTTACAGACCTCGCCGAAGAACTATTGCAAAGCTCTATGCCCAAAGAAGGTTGAAGATGTATTTCAAAGTGATGAACCTTCTATTGGCACTATCATAAGAAAGTTTGGTGAACCGCAAGCCAGAGCAGTGCTGGTCATATTGATAGCTGATGCTTTGGAGTTTTTCAATGTCGGTAATCCAATGTCGGCTACCCAAGTCGCTACTACAGTAGATTTAATCATTGAAGAATATCCATATATGAAAACTGATGATTTTAAACTGTGTTTCAAGAATGCAATGAAAATGAAATACGGTGAAAATTACAATCGTATTGATGGTTCTATCATTATGGGATGGCTTCGTGAATACAACAAAGAACGTTGTGCTGTTGCTGATAATCAGTCATGGAATACTCATAAGGCTAAATTGTCAGGGGAAACGAATTTTACAAGTGGCTTGTCGTATGAAGAATACCGGAACGAACTCAAACTTAGAGTTGGGCAAGGAGATGAAGAAGCTGCTAAAGCGTTAAGTCTCTCAAATGAAATAATCTCTTATCTAAACAAAAGAGAAAATGGCAAACAAGAAGCAGAAGGTGACAATTTACTGGAACACTAGGCATATCAAACTTGAAGATATTCCTGAAGTGAAAAGAAGAATACGGGAGCGTTTTGGTATTCCTAATCACACAACTGTTAATGGTGAAACGGATTGTTATATCCGTGAGGAAGATATGGAATTGCTTCGGGAAACGGAAAAACGTGGCTTCATTCAAATACGTAATAAGCCCGCATGAAAATGGCGTTAAAATGGCGAAGTTTCTGTTTGCATAACTTGTCATTTTACGATAACTTTACTGATGTAATGAATTAAAAGTCAAACCAATATAATTAAATTATGGAAGTACAAAACATTAGAATTGACCTTATCAGTCCTTCTCCTTTGAATCCGAGAAAGACTTTTGATGAAGCAGCTCTTGAAGAGCTTGCAAGCAACATTGAAAAGCAAGGTTTATTGCAACCTATCACTGTCAGAGTTGCTAAATCCGAGGAGATGACTAACCTAGAAACCGGAGATGTTACCCCACTACCTTACACATACGAAATTGTTTGCGGTGAGCGTCGTTTCCGGGCTGTGTCACTTTTGAAAGCAAAGGAAGATGAAGCGAATGTTGCAAAAATCAAAGCCCATCGAAAAAAGTCGGAAAAATTTCAGACAATATCCTGCATTGCCAGAGAAATGACAGATGATGAGGCTTTTGAAGCGATGATTACCGAGAATCTTCAAAGAAAAGATGTTGATCCCATCGAAGAAGCTTTTGCCTTTGCGCAGTTGGCTGAAAAAGGACGAACTTTGGAAGATATCGCTCTTAAAATAGGAAAGTCTACCCGGTTTGTTTTTGACCGTATTAAATTGAATTCTCTTATTCCTGAACTAAAAGAGCGGGTAAGAAATGGAGATATACCATTGTCCGGTGCTATGATTCTTTCTAAATTGGATGAAGATACTCAAAAAGAGTTTCATGAGGAGGAGGAAGAACAATGTACTACTGCTATGATTCGAGAATTTGTGAGTAATTCTTTCATGGAGCTTGGTAACGCACCTTGGATTAAAGATGATTCCGATAATTGGGAAAATACCGATATTAAATCATGTTCTCAATGTGAGAATAATACGTGTAATCATGGTTGTTTGTTCTATGAAATGAATAGTAAGGATGCTAGATGTATCAATGCTGCTTGCTATGAGAAAAAACAGATTGCTTATGTGACGCGGAAAATTCAACTAGAATATGAACATCTTGTTAAAGTTGGCGAACCTCTTTCATTTGGAAAAACAGTAATTATCGCTAGACGTCCCGATACATATTGGGGAGAAGATAGAAAGGTTTTCTATGAAAAAACTTTGGAAGCTGTTAAACAACTTGGATTTGAAATAGTTGATCCTGATGAAATCTTTAGATGTAAGTGCTGGTATTCAGAAGATGATGAACGCACTTTGAAAATGCTTGAAGATGGAGAAGTTTATCGTTGTCTTTCATTTTTTGGACATTATTCTCCCGAATTTAACGTTAGTTTCTATTATGTTAGAAAAGCAACGGCTTCCTCTACTTCCGCCGTTGCCGATCTAAAAGAGATAGAAAGGGAAAAAATAAACGCCCAATTAAAAAGAGCGAAGGATATAGTCAAGGAGAAGTCTGCTGAAGAAATGCGCAAGTGGGCGCAAGAGAAAACATATTATCAGAGAACAAAAGAATTCTCTGAAAATGAACAACTTGTTTTTGATGTGCTGGTTCTTAGCGGTTGTAGCAGTACTTATCTTGAAAAACTGAATTTGAAAAAATGGAATGGTGAGAGTGATTTTGTAAATTATGTCAAGAACAACCAAGCTGACCGACACCAATGGTATAGAGCCTTTATTGCTGAATGCTTATCATCGAATAATGTGAATTTCTGCTCCTATTTGCAAAAGTGTCAGAAAATCCTTTTTGCAGAACAATATCCGGATGATTACAATGCGCTAACAAAGAAACTTGCAGATTCATATAGCAAGAAAGAGATGAAGCTCAAACAGCAACTCGAAGAACTTAATAACGATAACACAGAGGAAGCCTAACGGTTTCCTCTCTTTATTTGAAATGAAAATGAAAGACTATATAGAATTTCTAAAAGACAAGATGGCTATTAGCCATAATACTGGATTTGAAGTTAATCCTAATGAAATATCAACTTCTCTTTACCCTCATGTGAGAGATACCGTTCGTTGGGCGGTATCCGGTGGTTGCCGTGCCATATTCTCCAGTTTCGGTATGCAGAAAACAGTAACCCAATTGGAGATATGCAGAGTTATAATCAACCAGTATTTTGGTAAAGCTCTTATCGTTTGTCCTAAACGTGTAGTAGTAGAGTTTATCACCCAAGCTAAGGAGCACATGAACATGACAGTTAAGTATGTCAAGACCATGAGCGAAGTCAGAGCCTGCAAGTGTGATATAATGATTACCAACTATGAGCGTGTCCGTGACGGAGAAGACGGCGTAAGAATAGAACCTTCCTTTTTTACCGTTACCTCATTGGATGAAGCAAGCGTATTGAGAGGGTTCGGCACCAAGACATACCAAGAGTTCCTACCGCTGTTCGCCGATGTGCCTTTCCGCTTTGTTGCCACTGCCACGCCGTCACCTAACAGATACAAGGAGCTGATACATTATGCCGGATATCTTGGAGTGATGGATACAGGTCAAGCCCTTACACGTTTTTTTCAACGTGATAGTACCAAAGCTAATAATCTAACGCTTTATCCACACAAAGAAAAAGAATTTTGGCTGTGGGTATCAACTTGGGCATTGTTCCTAACCAAGCCTTCCGACCTCGGTTATCCTGATACCGGCTATGAATTGCCGGAACTGCGGGTACATGAAGAAGTGGTTAGCGTTGACAATTCCACTGCCGGTACAGACCGTGACGGACAAGTGAAGATGTTTCGTGAGGCTGCTCTCGGACTTGCTGATGCAGCGAAAGAACGTCGGGACAATATGGCAGAGAAGATTGCCCGTGTCGTAGAGATTATTAATCGTCCTGAAAACAAGGACGAGCATTTCCTTTTGTGGCATGACCTTGAGAGTGAGCGGGAAGCCCTTTGCAAGGCTATCCCCGGTTGCAAAGCTGTTTATGGCTCGCAGGATGATGAGGAAGCCGACAAGGTGATAGCGGACTTCAAAAACGGGAGATTGAAATACCTGGCCGCAAAGCCTGAAATGCTTGGTGAGGGTTTGAACTTCCAGTACCATTGTCATAAGGCTATCATGTTCATCGACTACCGGTTCAATGACAAGTTTCAGGCGATAGCCCGTATCTACCGTTTCATGCAAAAACATCCTGTAGACCTTTACTTGGTCTATGCAGAAAGTGAAGGAGAGATATTCAAAAGCTTTATGCAGAAATGGGCGCAGCATCGTGAAATGGTTTCTAAAATGACTGATATCGTCCGTGAGAACGGTCTGTTCGGTTTGCAGGCAGAGGAGAAGATGATGCGCTGGATGTTTGCCAGCCGTGAAGAAAAATCCGGTAAACTGTGGAAAGCCATCAATAACGACAATGTTTTGGAGTGTCAGAAAATGGAAAGCAACTCGGTGGATTTGGTTGTAACCAGCATCCCTTTTTCCAATCATTACGAATATACGCCGACCTATAACGATTTCGGGCATAATGAAAGCAACGACAAGTTCTTCGAGCAGATGGACTACCTCACACCAGAACTGATGCGGATATTGAAGCCTGGGCGGCTGGCTTGCATCCATGTGAAAGACCGTGTATTGTTCGGTAATGCCACAGGTGACGGTATGCCCACCATCGACCCGTTCTCCGAAATGACGGTATTTCACTACATGAAACACGGATTCCGCTACATGGGGCGTATCACAGTAGATACCGATGTGGTAAGGGAGAATAACCAGACCTACCGCCTTGGCTATACAGAGATGTGCAAAGATGGTTCTAAGATGGGTATTGGTTGCCCTGAATATGTGCTTCTTTTCCGTAAACTGCCTTCTGATACTTCACGTGCCTATGCAGATTTGCCAGTAACCAAGAATAAGAATGAATATTCGTTAGCCCGCTGGCAAATAGATGCTCATGCAAGTTGGAAATCTTCAGGTAATACTTTGTTAAGCTATGAAGATATGAAAGTTGCCGGTATTGACAAGATACGCCATTTGTTTAGAAACTATGAGCGTGAACATATATACAATTATGAAGAACATGTTGCTTTCGCTGAAGAATTAGAAGTTTACGGTAAACTACCAAAAACATTTATGGCCGTAGATCCTGTAAGTAAGAAACCTTGGATTTGGGATGACGTTACCCGGATGCGTACACTCAATACCAAGCAGTCACAGAAAAAACGTCAAAATCATATTTGTCCTCTTCAGCTTGATATTGTTGAGAGGTTGATTGAACGGTATTCAAATAAAGGAGACTTGGTATTCGACCCATTTGGCGGTATCGGTACTGTTCCTTACTGTGCTATTAGATTGGGGCGTAAAGGGCTCTCTACCGAGTTGAATTATGACTATTGGAAAGACAGCCTTTCATACTTGCATGAAGCTGAAATTGAAGTGAATGCACCGACGCTATTTGATTTGATGGAAGCTATTTAATCTAAATAAGAATGGATATGTATTTGTATAAAAACAGACCACCGCCTTTATTAAATAGTGTGAGATTATTCTTAGTCTAACAATTTAACCCGATCGATATGATAACATTGAATAGGTTTGCCCAGAGATGCTTGAATATCATGAGGAAGCGCTTTAAGATGAATGAGCATAGCTCAAGAAAAGCGTTTAGCATAAGAATTGAAGCCGTTTGGAGAAAATTCGATATTGCTTCTAAATATAGGAGTGATAATCTTCCTAAATATTCGGAAGATGAAGAATTGGCAGCCGAGATGATAATTTACCTTGTTGCCTATTTAAAAAGATTTGGTTGTGAGGACATTGAACAGCTTATCAAAGATAAGATAGAGTTCGATGATAGAAAAAATGATTAGGTGTTGTTACTGACTGTTTGTGTTGTTGATTTTGTGTTGTTGATTTTAATATAGTTAGTTATGACAGAGATTATTCAAGTCTGCCTACTTGATTTTAATAAGGGGCAGCTCACGGGATTGCCGAAAAATCCACGTTTTTTTCGTGATTACCGCTTTGAAGCGATGAAGAAAAGCATTCAGGATTCGCCAGAGATGCTTGAACTTCGAGAACTTATAGTTTTTCCCTACAATGATGGCAGATATATTGTTGTTTGTGGTAATTTACGTTTGCGAGCTTGCAAGGAGTTAGGTTATAAAGAACTGCCTTGTAAAATTCTGGCACCTGATACCCCCGTTAAGAAGTTGAGGGAATATGCCACTAAAGATAATGTCAATTTTGGTGAGAATGATTTGGACGTTATGGAAAACGAGTGGAATAAGGCGGAACTCCAAGATTGGGGCATCGAATTTGCCCCGGAGAAGAAAGAGGATGAATTTAAAGAGCGCTTCGATGCCATCACGGATGATACAGCCATTTATCCTCTCATTCCAAAGTATGACGAAAAACATGAGTTGTTTATCATCACCTCAAGTAATGAGGTAGATAGTAATTGGCTTCGTGAAAGGCTGGATATGCAGCACATGAAGTCGTACAAGACCGGGAAAGTAAGTAAGAGTAATGTAATCGACATAAAAGACGTTCGCCATGCCTTGCAAAATAGTAATACCAAGTCATAAGCGCCATGACCGGGTGTTCGCTAAAAAGTTGGTGAACGATCCTATCATTTGCGTTGCTGAAAGTCAAGCTGACTTATATCAACAATTTAACCCGGAATGTGAAATTGTTACTCATCCTGACGACGTTATGGGCCTCATCCCGAAACGTAACTGGATGGCAAAGCATTTTGGAGAACTTTTCATGCTTGATGATGATGTCCATGCCTGCAAACCTATTTATGTGGAAAAAGGAGAACCTAGCCGGATAAAGGATAAAGATAAGATAACCAATATCATTCAGTCATTATTTGAGATGGCCAGTATGATGGATGTACATCTGTTTGGCTTCACCGCTCGGATATCGCCGGTAATGTATGATGAATCCGCTTTTCTTTCTCTTTCGAAAATGATAACCGGTTGCAGTTATGGAGTAATCTATAACAAAAACACTTGGTGGAATGAGGAAATACGTTTGAAGGAAGATTTTTGGATTTCTTGTTACATGAAGTACAAAGAACGTAAGGTTTTAACCGATTTGCGGTATAATTTTGAGCAAAAGAACACTTTTGTAAACGCTGGTGGGCTTGCTTCTATAAGGAATCAGGAAGAGGAACGTAAATCTATCCTCTTTATCAAAAAGAATTTTGGTGATAGTATTTTGCTAAAGAGTGCAACCACTAATGGGAAAGACAAAACAAAGCAGCTCGTTCAATATAATATATCATGCAAATTCAAATTCTAATAGTCTGTAAAAAAGGCGTTTAAATGGCGTCCATTCTGTTTGTCATATTCGCCTTTTTTAGCTAATTTTACTGATGTAATAAACTAAAAGTCAAACCATTAAATTAGAATTATGATTATAAGAACAGTTTGCGGATATGATTTCTTTGAGGTGAGTTCTGCAATGCAGAAAGCCATTAGGCGAGCCGACACCGGGGTAGCCGGCTTTTTTGCATTGGAACTTTGGGCGAGTGGGTACCGCGACTATGTGTGGAAGCGTCTGTTTACCATTAGTGCTGAAGATTGCTATGGAATCATTACTAAAGAGATAGAAGCATTGTGGCAGGGGCATGAGCTGGTAAACAAGACTGCTACTGAACCCAAAGGGAGGATATTTGTCAGTAAAGCTGTTATTCTCCTTTGTGAATGTAGAAAGAATCGTGATGCGGATCATTTGCAAAACTTCATCTATGATAGAAAGGATATTGATATAGAAAAGTGGATAAATGATGTCAGGCGTTATCCTATTCCTATTCCAGATTACACTTTCGATGTACATACACGAAAGGGTAAAAAACATGGGAGAACCAAAGAAGAATTCTTTCAGGAAGAATACAAGGCGTTACAACCTCGTGTTCCTGGTTTATTCGATGATTTGGTTCAACCCAGTCAACCAAAGTTATTTAATGATGAAACCACGGCTAAGTAGCTGTGGTTTCTCATTTTTCATATAAGTCAAACCAATTTAATTAAAACAATGAACACGTATTACAAATTTGCGCCAAATGTATTTTTGGCAAAGTGTGATGAGAAGCACGAAAAAGGTGAAACTATTGAGGTTACCACCAAGTATGGTAAGGAGAACGAAAGTATAGTATTTAACCTAATCTTCGAGAAAGATGGGTTTTACTATTACTCCATTGTTAGAGCTGACGGCTTTAATGTTCAAGAATGGGCTAAGCAAAGAGCGGAACGCAGGCATGAATGGGCGTCATCGGCAGTACAAAAAAGTAATGAGTATTTTCAGAAATCAAATAAACATCGCGATTTCCTTTCTTTGGGTGAGCCTATCAAAGTTGGACACCATAGCGAACGAGGACATCGCAAAATGATAGATGATGCCTGGAATAACATGGGGAAAAGCGTTGAGTTTAGCGATAAGGCTGCCGAACATGAAAGAGTTGCGAAGTATTGGGAAAAAAGGGCTAATACGATAAACTTGTCCATGCCGGAAAGTATAGATTTCTATGAACATAAGTTGGAACAAGCAAAAGAATATCACGAAGGATTGAAGTCCGGTAAGTACCGACGCGAGCATACATACGCTATGGCTTATGCCAATAAAGCAGTAAAAGAGGCTAAAAAAAATTATGACCTTGCAGTAAAGCTGTGGGGCGATGTTTAATAATCTGTAGTATCTCAAATAATTTACTATGAGAGAATTATCAAAAGAAACCTCATTACAAAGGGTAATGAGGGCTTCAGGTCGTGTACCTGTACAATGCTCATGCAGTGTTTGTAAACAACAATGTCATACGCCATGTTTAGGTACTCCTGATGATATTGAACGAATTATAGATGCTGGTTATGCCGACAGGTTAGCACTGACAAACTGGGCTGCTGGTATATTCTTAGGGGTTATTAATATTGCTATTCCGATGATTCAACCTGTTTCCGGCAAAGAGTTTTGTGCTTTCTTCGAAAATGGACTGTGTATCTTACATGATAAGGATTTGAAACCCACTGAAGGGCGTTTGTCTCACCACACTGTCAGGAAGGATAACTTCAATCCAACTATGAGTATTGCTTGGAACGTTGCGAAAGAATGGCTGATGCCAGAGAATGAGGATGTACTTTCTCGTGTAGTAAATAAATTCTTGAATGCGAGGAAGCCATGAATGTGTATCAATCAATACCTCGTAGAGATTGTAGGGTGTTTGCTAAATGTGGGGCAAAATCCTTATCACATTGCCGGCGGCATCGTGGAACTGATGGTGAGTGTAAAAACTGTACTCTTATTCATCGCAAACCTCGCAATCGTATTATAGATGCTTCAGGACGTGAGATGAAAAAATGTACACACTGCGGAAATTACTTCTACTTGAACCGGTTCTACAATCGTATAGTAGTGAGAAAAGGTAAGGAATATCATTTATTGACTTCTTGGTGCCGCATGTGTATGTCTGAAATCAATAATCAAAGAAATTTGAAGAAAAGAAATGAGTAGTATAAATTTATTATATATTGACCTGTTTTGTGGAGCAGGTGGAACCTCGACAGGAGTGGAATCTGCAAGAATTGATGGTAAACAGTGTGCTAAAGTAATAGCCTGCGTCAATCACGATGCCAACGCCATTGCAAGCCATGCGGCCAATCATCCGGATGCATTGCATTTTACGGAAGATATTCGTACGCTGGAACTTTCCCCGCTAATTGAACATCTTGCCAAATGTAAGGCTCAATATCCGGGTGCAGCGGTCGTTCTTTGGGCGAGCCTGGAATGTACGAACTTCTCCAAAGCAAAAGGTGGGCAACCTCGGGACGCTGATAGTCGCACACTTGCTGAACATCTTTTCCGGTACATTGAAGCTATTTGCCCGGATTACATTCAGATTGAAAACGTTGAAGAATTTATGAGTTGGGGTGATATGGACGAAAACGGAAAGCCTATCAGCATGGATAAAGGTAGACTATATCAAAGATGGGTACGCAACGTAAGAAAGTATGGCTACAACTTTGATTTCCGTATTCTCAATGCTGCCGACTATGGTGCATATACTACTCGAAAACGCTTCTTTGGTATATTTGCCAAAAATGGATTACCGATAGTATTTCCACAACCCACTCACTGTAAAAACGGTAAACAAGATATGTTTGGTCGTTTGGAAAAGTGGCGCCCGGTTAAAGAGATACTGGATTTTTCCGATGAAGGAACAAGTATTTTTCGTGAGAAGCCACTTGCTGAAAAGACAATGGAACGTATCTATGCCGGCCTGATAAAATTTGTAGCCGGGGGCAAAGATGCTTTTCTTATCAAATATAATTCCATGAGCCGGACTGGAAAATATAATGCCCCTGGGATTGACGAACCATGCCCGGTAGTAGCTACGCAAAACAGACTGGGAGTTGCGCAGGTATGCTTTCTTTCAAAACAGTTCAGTGGACACCCCGAAAGCAAGAATGTTTCTATTAATGAACCAGCCGGAACAATTACATGCAAAGACCATCATGCGTTTGTATCAGCCCATTACGGTAACGGATTTAACCGCTCAATAAATGAACCGTCTGCAACCGTAACAACGAAGGATCGGTTATCTCTCGTTTCTCCATATTTCATAGACCAGCAATATGGAAACAGCAAACCTTCATCTACAGAAAAGCCGCTTGGATGTATTACCGCCAATCCTAAGTACAATCTTGTTAGCTGCAAGCCGTGGATTATGAATACAAACTTCTCCAACGTTGGTAGTAGCATAGAAGAGCCCGCACAAACAGTCACTGCAAATAGAAAGTGGCACTACCTAATGAACCCTCAATTTAATAGTGCAGGTGGTTCCGTTGATAATCCATGCTTCACTCTCATAGCACGTATGGATAAAATGCCGCCTTATTTGATCGCAACTGAAACTGGACATGTAGTAATCGAGATTTATGATACCGACAGCCCTATGACAAAAAAAATAAAAGAGTTCATGGGCTTATACGGGATAATTGATATTAAAATGCGAATGCTACGCATACCTGAACTAAAGCGTATCATGGGATTTCCAGAAAACTATGTGTTAATTGGTACACAGGCTGACCAAAAGAAATTCATAGGGAATGCAGTCGAAGTTAACATGGCACGTGTTCTCTGTGAATGTATTAGTAAAAAGTTACGTGAACTAGGGTCAGTTGCAGCATAAAATGGCGTTAAATTGGCGAATGTTCTGTTTGTAAAGCTTGTCAATAATGATTACCTTTATAGATGTAAAGAACTAAAAGTCAATCAATATGAAGAGGAATGAAAAAATAGCAAAATTAGAAAGACTAGGTATTTTCAATCAATGGAAATATAATACAGAAAGAGCAAATGAGACATTTAATATTGAGTGTCCTGACTTCTCAATGACAAATGAAGAGCGGATGAACAATTTGTTAGATGTTGATTGCTGTTTTCATTGGTTTCTAACTATTTCATTCCCTTTTAATAATACTCCTGAAGGCGTTGCTTTTTGGAATGATATTGCAAAAAAATAATTAAAATAAAATTAGAAAGGAATCAAATGATAATAGCATGGTTCAGTTGCGGTGCTACATCCGCAGTTGCTTGTAAGATAGCATTAAGCCTATACGATGATGTGCATATCTACTATATTGAAACTGGTTCCGGTCATCCCGATAACACTAGATTCTTGGCAGATTGTGAAAAGTGGTACAATCAATCTATCCACATTATCCGAAGCGACAAGTACACCTGTGTGTCTGATGTGTTGCGAAAGGGGTATATCAACGGCGCGCATGGTGCCGCCTGTACTCTTGAACTGAAAAAGAAAGTCCGCTACAAGTTGGAAAAAGAATTGCAGCACTGGGACGGTCAAGTTTGGGGTTTCGATTATGACCCGAAAGAGATTAACCGGGCTATCCGATTAAAACAGCAGTACCCGGACACAAAGCCACTATTCCCGCTTATTGAAAAGCAGATTACGAAGCAGGATGCAATGGGAATGCTTTGGAAAGCCGGTATTGAAATCCCCGCTATGTACAAGATGGGCTATAATAACAACAATTGTATCGGTTGCGTGAAAGGCGGAATGGGCTACTGGAATAAGATACGAAAGGACTTCCCGGATGTATTTAACGAGGTGGCGCAGATTGAACGTGATGTAGGTGCAACTTGTCTAAAAGATAAAGACGGACGAATCTTCCTTGACGAACTCCTAACATGGCGAGGTGACCCAGTAGAAGAGATTATACCGGATTGCTCGCTTATCTGTCAGATAGAGTTTCAAGAGATAATCGACAGGCAGGTAGAACGAGTTTTGAAAGGAGAAATTAGTATTAACGATGTAGCCTAATTAGGCTCAAATCAAGATATAAAGGAATAAATATGGACGAAGAAAGATTTGACCAGTTGTATAATAGAATACTGGATGGTGATAATTGGGATTATTCAACCCTTGACGAACTCATTTGCTTGTCAGAGTCAGGTGCTCGTGAAGAAGGTAGAAAAGACATGAAACAGAAAGCTATCGAGGCTTTCAAAGAGAATTGCCAGCGTCCGAAAGATACAGAGCCATGCGAGTGTAAATTGTGCGTTCGCTGGGTTGGAGGACATTGTGAATTGCTGGATGGATTTATTGAGAAACTTAATTCGTAACAAGATAGATATGAGTAAAAAAGATAAACCTGTAAAAGTAAGTACCGGGCACTATAAGTACAAAGGGTATGACATACGCTTTTATGGCTATCACCATCCCGATAAGTGCGTATGGTGGGAAGCTGTTAATGAAGAAACAGGGTGTGCCGACTATCATTGTACAACATTAAGGCAAATTATCCAACAGATAGATGAAGAATTAACGTAAAACAAGATAGATATGAATTTTAAATCATTGGTAGCTCAATTAGCAAATCGCATCAATCAGCCGCATGTGATTGAAACATATATGCGTAAAGTATTTGCGTCTGGCGTTGAGTGGCAGAAAAAGCAATCTCCTTGGATAAGTGTAAAAGAGCAATTACCTGAAACCAACGATGGACAATCTTTATATGAGGTTGTCGTAGTTACTTCCGATAGAAGATTCTTAGTTGTAATCAATACAGAAGTAGAACATCTTGTTGGGCTTTTGGGAGTCACCCACTGGATGCCAATTCCCTCTTTCGATGAAATACTGGAAGCCAACAGAGATGTACTAGAACGGATTAAAAAGAAAGGAGACTGATGATGACAGCAAAAGAATTAAGTAAGTTAATCACTACTGGCAGAAAACTGAAAAAGTTTATTAAAGAAACTCTCCCTAAAATCAGAGAAGAGTTTCAAAGCCATAGCAATAGTGGAATAGATAAGCATACAGATGGATTTGGCAGAAGGGAGAGTATTCAGAGTATGAATATAAGTAATCTTTGTTATTCTTCTTTTTCTGACAGTTATGGAAGTGGAGACACATATTCGGATATAGCAAATATGGATACTGATTTGATGCAGGAATACTTTATCAAATATCTGAATAGGCATAAGGATGAAATAATGGAGGGAGTAGCAGATTTAATGATAAATGATGCAAAATCAGGTCAAGAAGATGCTATTAAGGAAATAGACGAGTATAAAAAATCACTGCTAAAACTATTGGAGGAATAAAGAATAGAAATGAAAGCAATAACAATAAAACAACCGTGGGCCTCTTTGATAGTCCACGGTATTAAAGACATTGAGAACCGTACTTGGCCGTGTCCTAAGAAATATTTAGGGCAGAGGGTACTGATTCATGCAAGCGGTAAACCTTTGAATTACGATAATTTCTATGATTCAATACTTACCAATGAGCAGTTATTGGCATTACCGGAAAACAAAGAGTGGAAAGATTTTAGTTTTTGTACAGGCTCCATTATCGGTAGCATTGAGATAGTGGATTGTGTACAGAATCATTCTTCCATCTGGGCTGAAAAAGAAGTTTATAACTGGGTATTAGCTAATCCAATACTTTTTGAAAGTCCTATTGAGAATGTAAAAGGTAGACTTTCTTTTTGGGATTATCTTGGTATCAAATAAGTAGAAATTGAACGTTCTGAATGCGGAAGTATAGAGGAAACTGTTGAATAATACAACCACTCTTTTCCCTATATTCTTGTACAGTTACAATAAATATAATAATTGGGTATATAATCATTTGTTTGTAGAATCAGCTATAAATTCATGAAAAAGAGAGTTAATAGTCTGAATTACGATTTCTTTTTCTGTATCATATCCAGATATAGGAAGTTCGAGGGCAATAATGTTATTGAATATATCAAATTTCTTTAATAAAGAAATTGTTTTGAGAGTTGATTGCGAGCTCATTGAATTGAATAGTATGACTGTTAACTCATCTGAGGATAATTGTGCTCTAAATATTTTAGAATAGTCATTGGGGTATTTAAAATTTTGGATTGAATCCAACAGATAATATATGTTTCTATGGTATTGCCCTAAATATTGTCCATATTGCCCATATAAATAATCTCCGACATTTCTTATGAACTTATAGAGCTGTTGGTATCTTTTTTCTATACAAATCCTATTACAGATTGATGCAACAATTATACGATACATTTCATGAATTTTGCTTGACATTATTATGCCTTTTATTTCGTATATAGTATCGTAATAATATTTGGGATCCCTACTTTTTAATAATACATTTAATTCTGTAGTTGAATGAACTCCAAACTTAGTATAAATCTCCAGAAATGCTTGCTCGTCTAACTTACTGACTTGTGTTAATTCTGATGGAAATTTTTCTCCATCTTTTATAAAATGATATATTACATAAGCATAGAATAATGAACGCGCTTCATGTGCGTATGCTTTGAATGCTTCAATTCCTGTTTTCTCAATTTGGTGTTCAGTATATTTGTTGGTGTCGACTTGATGCTGATATAATCCCAACAAATTATAAAATGTTGACCTTTCATTATCAATTTGTCTATTTATTTGTGAGTCTTTTATTGTATAAAGTACTCCAATGAAAGCAAGTAATCCTGTAATTGAACCTAAATAACTGCCGAAATCAGCAAAATCATTATGATTATAGGACAGTCCGTGATGAAATCTATATACATATACTAATATTAATATTAGAGTAAATATGGCTGTTGCAATTAATGCGTATTTGATTATATCTATTTGCGGTCTTTTCATTTTATTTGATTTTATATTTTATACAGCTACAAATGTAGTGTATTCTATTTTGAAGTTAATGTTTTTTTGAGTTTTTTACTAACAATATGTTGAATTTGGATATACGAGAGTTTGATATATCCTTTATTTTTTTGTGATGATGAGAAGAATGATTGTAACCGGCAGTGAGGGGTTTATAGGAAAAGCCCTTTGCCGCGAATTGACAAAAAGAGGTGTTGAAGTCATAGGACTTGATCGAAAGTCTGGTACTGAAGCCACAAAAGTATGTGAGCTCCTGAAAAATGGGGGTATTGATTGTGTGTTCCATTTGGCGGCGCAAACTAGTGTGTTTAATGGAAACCTGGAACAGATCAGGAAGGATAACATTGATACTTTCATGCGAGTAGCTGATGCTTGCAATCAAAATCATGTGAAGTTAATATATGCCAGTTCGTCAACGGCGAATCCGGAGAATACCACTTCCATGTATGGAATAAGCAAGTATTTCGATGAACAGTATGCATCTATCTATTGTAAGGCTGCGACCGGGTGCCGGCTGCATAATGTATATGGACCTAATCCGCGAAAAAGAACTCTTCTCTGGTTCCTGATGGAAAAGGAAAACGTGTCATTATACAACTGTGGTCAGAATATCCGGTGCTTCACTTACATAGATGATGTCGTCGAAGGGCTTATTTATGCGGTGGGCTGTAACCGGCAGCTTATCAATATTTGTAACGTCCAACCTGTGACTACTATGTATTTTGCTTCTTTAGTAAAATACTACAAACCGCTTGAAATTGAGCTAATTAATGAAAAACGGGATTTTGACAATTTAGAGCAGTCGGTGAACCGGGATATCTATTTAGTACCTTTGTCTTATACATCTGTCGAGGATGGAGTAAAGAAGATTTTTGATGAAAAGAAAGGGAAAGATATGTCGTATTGATGACTGGGATAAGCCGGAAGCGGTGAAATGTAAGAGCTGGTCTCATCAGGAACGGTTATGTGATTTGAGAGAAAAGGTGTCACTTCATAAAAAGGGTGATATCTATTACATCTCCCAGTTCACTCGTTCCAAGACTGGTACCAGCTTTTCAGAAATTAAACAGTCGGAGGAACTTGCATCATTCTTTGCAGAGAGAGCGTGTGAGTTTCTCCACCGCTTCATAGTAGGGGGATATGAAGGATGGTGTATAGTCACCACACCGCGACGGAGACACAACGAGGGCTTTCATTTTTCAACCTCTATCTGCACAAAAATAGCTGGGGCGGTGAAAATACCATTCTATGAGAATGCAATCCAGTGCCTAACTAAAGATAGATTGAATCCGGAATTCTTTCTTCTTCGTCCGATAAAGGAAAAGAAAATAATAGTGTATGATGACATATTAACAACTGGCAGCACACTGCTTGCCACCTATGAGCTTTTAAAGGATAGAGAGCAGCTTCTTTTTCTCGTAGGAATAAATAACAATTGATATGGGAAAGCAAGAGAAACCATTAACATTCAAGCAAGAGAAATTCTGTAAATACTACGTTGATACAGAAGGTAATGCTAGTGAAGCATATAGGATGTCTTATGATGCGTCAAAGATGAAACCTGAAACGATTTGGAGTGCTGCTAGCAGATTGTTAGCCAATAGCAAGGTTAGTGCAAGGATAAGTGAGATTAAGCAACAGAGGGCGAAAGAGACTGAAGTAGAGAGGAAAACGGTCGAGAAGGTATTAATGGATATTGTACTCGCTGATCCCGATGATTTACATTATGTAGACCCTGTTACCGGGAAAACAAAGATGAGAAGTCCGTCCCAACTTCCAAAGCGCGCCCGTAATGCGTTGAAGAAGATTCAGAATAATAGAGGAGTGGTTAATTATGAGTTCAACGGCAAGACAGAAGCCGCCCGGATTCTTGGTGCCTGGAATGGATGGGAAGCCGATAAGAATGTCAACATCAAAGGTGGAGACGGAAATAAAGTCGGTGAACTTCGTATCGGATTTGAAGATAATGAGAATTCGGAAGAATAGAACAATTTGAACTGCAAAATCCGGTATTCATCCTACGGAGAAACCTTACTTTTAGAACAATATGGTTATAAATTATAAGAAGCTAAATCCTAACGGATTCTATCTATTGAAGTACTTGAATGATGAGACTATCCGTTTTATCATTCTCTATGGAGGTTCATCTTCCGGTAAGTCGTATAGTGTGGCACAAACAATACTGATACAGACATTACAGGATGGTGAGAACACTCTTGTCATGCGTAAGGTAGGAGCTTCTATTCTCAAAACCATTTATGAAGATTATAAGGTCGCTGCGATCGGTCTTGGCATCTCCCATTTGTTCAAATTTCAACAGAATACTATTAAATGTCTGGTAAATGGTGCGAAGATAGATTTCTCCGGTCTTGACGATCCGGAGAAGATAAAAGGTATCTCTAACTATAAGCGAGTTCAGTTAGAGGAATGGTCAGAGTTCGAGCATCCGGATTTCAAGCAGCTACGTAAGCGTTTGCGTGGTAAGAAAGGGCAGCAGATTATTTGTACCTTCAACCCGATTAGTGAAAGCCATTGGATAAAGAAAGAGTTTATTGATAAAGATAAATGGCATGATGTACCGATGACGGTTACCATTGCCGGCAAAGAGTTGCCGAAAGAACTTACCAAGGTCAAATCCGTAAAGAAGAATGCACCCAGGCAAATACTTAATCTTCGTACTAAGCAAATCGAGGAACAGGCACCTAATACAGTTATTATCCAATCTACCTATTTGAATAATTTTTGGGTGGTCGGTAGTCCTGACGGTGCGTATGGTTTCTATGATGAGCAATGTGTTGCCGACTTTGAGTATGATAGAGTTCACGATCCGGACTATTACAATGTGTACGCATTGGGAGAATGGGGTGTCATTCGTACCGGTAGTGAGTTCTTCGGTTCCTTCAATCGTGGCAAACATTCCGGTGAACATAAGTATGTTCCGGACTTACCTATTCATATCTCTGTCGATAACAACGTGCTTCCGTATATCAGTGTATCATATTGGCAGGTCGATTTCACAACTGGTACCAAGGTTTGGCAATTCCATGAAACGTGCGCTGAAAGCCCAAACAATACAGTAAAGAAAGCCTCCAAACTTGTTGCAAAGTATCTGAAATCTATCCAATATTCTGATAGGTTATATGTACATGGTGATGCATCAACGAAAGCGGCAAACAGCATTGACGATGAGAAGCGTTCCTGGATGGACTTATTCATAGACACATTGCAGAAAGAAGGGTTCGAGATTGAAGATAAGGTAGGCAACAAGAATCCGAGTGTCGCAATGACTGGTGAGTTTATCAATGCTATCTTTGATTGTACTGTTCCCGGTATAGAGATATACATTGACGAATCATGTTCGGTATCTATTGAGGACTACATGAGCGTACAGAAAGATGCTAACGGTGCCATTCTTAAAACTAAGGTCAAGAATAAAACTACCTTGCAGACTTATGAGGAGCACGGGCACCTGTCTGATACGTTCCGATATGTCGTTGTGGATTTGTGTAGTGAGCAGTATATAGAGTTTAGTAACCGGCGAAAAAGAAACTTGTATGCTTGTAATGGCACTATTAATTTCTTCAATCCAGATACCGAATGTAAATACACTAAGAAGATTCTATATGTGATGCCGAATGTTAATGGGAAATTTGTCCTTATACAAGCGTTTAGATGTGGAAATAAATGGCATGTTGTTGATGTCGTATTTATGGAAACTACTTCAACAGAAGATATACGTTCTTCTATTTTGTCCCATGAATCTGATTCATGTGTAATTGAATGTACGGATGCTTATTTCCCTTTTATCCGGGAACTCCGTTCTAGTACAAACAAGGAGATTCGTGTAATGAAAGAGTTTCCGGATGTAGACAAGCGTATTGCTGCAACATCTGATTATGTGAAAAATAGTATTCTTTTTTCTGCATCAAAAGTAGAATCTGATACGGAATATGTTGCCTTCATGAATAACCTGATGGACTATAATAAAGATAGTGAAACAAAAGAGGCTAGTGCTGTTTTGAGTGGGCTAGTACAGTTCGTTGTAAAATTAGGTTTGAATTGAATTGTGTTATATGTGATTGAAAATAAGTGTGTTATATCGTTGGAGTTATGTTTTCGTAATTTCAAGATTTTAGTGTTTTGGAAAACGGTTTTCCTTTTTACTTAGTTTTGCTCAAAAAGGAACCCAATGAATATTTTTTTTGATAATCTATTTGGAAAGAAATCTAAGACTAAAGGTGAAGTTGAAATAGTTACTTCATCTGAAAATAAGGATATAGATACTCAAAGTGGCAAGGCTGAAAAATGGTCAGTTGCATACATTGAGGACCTTACTAGTCCTATTGTAGCGGGCAGTAACTATCTAACGCTATTCAGTACGATACCTGAAGTCTTTTTCCCGATCGATTATATTGCATCGCGAATTGCAGGTGCTAATTTTCAATTGAAGAAAACTAAGGATGACAGTATAGTATGGGCGAATAAACGAATGAATGGCATACTTAGTCGTCCTAATTGTTTGATGCGTTGGAAAGAATTGATTTATCAGCACCATATTTATAAATTGTGTACAGGGAATAGCTTTATTCGTGCCGCTATGCCTGATGTCTTTTCTACAGCTGAAAAATGGAGATATTGCGATAATTATTGGGTGCTACCTTCTGATAAGACTATTGTAGAACCTGTTTACGGGAATATGCCATTGTTTGGCATTGCCCAAACAGAAGATATTATTCGTAGCTATCGTTTGGAGTATGGTTGGAATGGTAGTTTGGAAATTCCTCCATACCAAATATGGCATGATAGAGACGGAAGTGCAGAGTTCTATTCAGGGGCTATGTTCTTGAAGTCCAAAAGTCGTCTTGCTTCCCAAAATAAGCCAATGTCAAATCTAATAGCTGTATATGAAGCTAGAAATGTGATTTATGTAAAGCGGGGTGGATTGGGCTTTATTGTAAGTAAGAAAACTGATGCTACCGGTTCAATAGCGTTGACTGACGATGAAAAGGAACAGCTTTTGAAGCAAAATTTTGAGAAGTATGGTGTAAGGAAGGGCCAGGTACCTTATGGTATTTCAGATGCAGACATTGACTTTGTTCGTACTAATCTTTCTATTGCAGAGTTACAGCCGTTTGAAGAGACTTTGGCTGATGCAATAAATATTGCAGGGGCATACGGCATCCCAGCCGTTCTTGTTCCGCGAAAAGACCAGTCCACATTTAGCAATCAGGCTACTGCTGAAAAGAGCGTATATTGTTCAACTGTTATTCCTATGGCCAAACAATTCTGCAAGGATTTTACAGCTTTCCTTGGTCTTGAAGGAGGGGGATATTATTTGGATTGTGATTTCTCTGATGTTGATTGTTTGCAGGAAGGATTGAAAGAATCCGAGGACGTAAAGACAAATATAAATAAACGTTGTCGTGAACAATTCTCATGTGGGCTTATAACACTCAATGACTGGCGTGCCCAAATAGGCGAAAGTATGATAGAAAATCCCTTGTTTGACAAATTGAAATTTGATATGTCAGATGAGGAACTGGATAAAGTAAATCGAGTTTTTAACACTAAAAGTGGAGATGAAAAAGATGGAAGAGAAAATCAAAAGCCTTCAGTACAAGACAAAGGCAAATGATGTTGATGAGAAGGGTATCGTTACCGTTGCGGTGAACGGTATCGGTGTGAAGGACTCACAAAATGACATATCTATGCCCGGCTCATTCAATAAGACATTGAAAGAAAATATTGGTCGGATGCGTTGGTTCCTGAATCATCGTACAGACCTGTTGTTAGGTGTTCCGTTGAATGGTAAGGAAACAGAAGGTAATTTGGTCATGGTCGGTCAGTTAAATCTTGAAAAACAGATTGGCCGTGATACGTTAGCTGATTATAAACTGTTTGCAGAGAATGGCAGAACACTTGAACACTCTATCGGAGTAAAAGCCATCAAAAGGGATTCTATCGATCCTTGTAAGGTGCTTGAATGGCGTATGATGGAATATTCAACATTGACAAGTTGGGGGAGTAATCCACAGACGTTCCTTGTGAATATCAAGTCTGCTACTGCTGACCAGGTAAAGGAAGCTGTTGATTTCGTCCGGAAAGCGTTCTTGCAGCATGGATATAGTGATGAACGTTTAAAAGGATACGATATGGAATTAAGTTTATTACTGAAGAGCCTCAACGGTGGTGCCGTTGTCTCATGTCCTCATTGTGGTTATCAATTTGATTATGATGCAGAAACAGAGCATACCTTTGCCCAACAGGTATTAGATTATGCTGCTGATTATCAGAGATGGATAACACAGGACATTGTAAGGGAAGAAATGGAGAAGCTCACTCCGGAGATTAGAACCCAAGTAATTTCTCTTATTGATTCTGTCAAATCAGAAAAGAAAGAATTTACTCAAAAGGGTCTACAAGACCTTATGAATTATGTAAGATGTCCCCACTGTTGGGGAAAAGTATATCGTTCGAATGCTATTCTGCAAAACACTTCTGAAGATACCACCGGAAAAAATGAGCCGTCTGTTGACACTCAAGAAAAGAATGACGGGGAAAATGGGAACGATGAAGTAACGATTAAAGCCGCTGATAATGGCACTTTACTCGATTTCAAGAGTTTGAATAGCTGTTTCGAGAATAAATAACTTAAAATTTAAATTTTATGCCAATTAGAAAATTTACAGTATCAGATTTTAATCTGAAAACGGACGGTCTGCCGGCAGAACAGAAAACATTTATGGAAAATATCGCCGGCATGATGTGTGAAGTAGTTAACAAGTCACTTGAAGGATTTGCTTCACCGGAGGAGGTAACGAAACAGTTTGGTGACATCAATAATCTATTGAAAGCCTATGATGGAGAAAAGTTCCAGCAATTGGTAAAGGACAACGAGCAACTTGTAGAACAAGTTAAAACTCTTGGTGAAAGTATCGAGAAAATGAAGCAGAAAGGTCTTTCTATGGATACTATCAACAAGTTCGATGAGAAGTTGAACGAGATGCTTGATTCTGAAAAATTCAGAGATTTCGCAGAAGGAAAAACACGCAAATCAGGAGAATTTGACGGCTTCTCCTTGAAAGATGTCGTTTCCATGACTGACAACTACACCGGTGATTTGTTGATTACTCAACAACAGAAACGTGTTGTGACTCAGGTTGCCAACAAAAAGTTGCATATGCGTGATGTATTAACGACGCTGACAGCTGATCCTGCATATCCTCAACTCGCCTATGCGCAAGTATATGCTTTCAACCGTAATGCCCGTTTTGTAACTGAGAACGGTCGTTTACCGGAATCAAGTATCAAGGTAAAAGAGATACAGACAGGAACTAAGCGCCTTGGTACTCATATCCGTATTTCAAAACGTATGTTGAAATCAAGAGTGTACATTCGTTCCTACATCTTGAACATGCTTCCTGAAGCTGTTTGGATGGCAGAAGACTGGAACATCTTGTTTGGTGACGGTAATGGTGAGAATTTGCTTGGTATTATTAATAATACTGGGGTGACTTCTGTAGAGAAGATTATCAGTACAGCCATTGTTACAGGTGCCGCCGGTGCTGTAAAAGCTATTACCGGATATAACGGTGATAAGGATGTGATTGTAGAGTTTGCAGAACCACAGGATTTGATTCTTGATGGAATGAGTATCACGTTCGCTGGTGCTGCTGTTCTCACTGAACTGAACAAAACACACGCTCTTGTGAAAATGGAAGATGGTCGTATCCTTATTCCTGGTGTCGCGTTCTCCGGTGCTGAAACGGCTACGGATAAAATGACATTCAGTGTTCATGAAGCCGGCTTTAAGAACATTGAGGAACCCAACTCTGAAGATGTAGTGAAAACAGCTTTCGCCGCAATGACATATGCCCAGTATTTTCCGAATGCCATTATTCTTAATCCAATGACTGTTAACGGTATGGAATCAGAGAAAGATACGACAGGACGTAATCTTGGTATCGTTAAAATGGTTGATGGGGTGAAATATATTGCCGGTCGTCCGATTATCGAGTATGGTGGCATTCTTCCAGGTAAGTATCTTTTAGGTGACTTTAACCAAGCCGCAAATTTGGTTGATTATACCACTTTGACACTTGAATGGGCTGAAGATGTGGAGACCAAGCTTTGCAATGAGGTTGTGCTGATGGCACAAGAAGAAGTTATCTTCCCGATTTATATGCCGTGGGCTTTCGCTTATGGGGATTTGGCCGCATTGAAGACTGCAATAACTAAAGCGTAGGATTATGGATTACATACTTAGAGGTAACGATAAGGATGTAACCAATGTGCTTAAAGAGCAACGCATTCGGATTAATAGAGGGATGATTCAACTCATCCCTATTTCCGAATGTGGTCTTGTTACAGAAGAAGATGCCCGAAAGACATTGGAATGTATGCTTGCAGAGAAAAATGAAGAGATTGGCAGGCTTACTGCATCCATTGCAGAGAAAGATAAGACAATTGTTGAACTGACAGAAGAGCGTGAAACAATGAAAGCTCGCATTGCAGAACTTGAAGTACAGGTGCCTTCTGATGAAAAGAATCTTCCGGTTGCCGATTCAAAAGATTTGCAAGAGGAAGATGCCAAGGAGGTAACTGTTACAGATGATAAAGCCGTTTCCGTGGAAGATGAAAAGAAAACCGGGAAAGGCAAGACTTCTAAATAACTATCGCTATGTTGATTGATGTTTCATATTTTATGTCAGGTCCCAGGCATATTGAGAATGTTTCGGTCGCTGAAATGCCTTCGCCCCAATCTCTTGCTGTGAATGAGGTGATAAATGGGTATATTAAGGCATTTCAGCCCGAATTTCTCCGGAATGTTGTTGGTTTGACTCTTTCCCAAGCTATCACAGATTACTTGGAGCTTATTGAACGGGAAAAGGAAGATTCTTCAGATGAAGTTGATATTTCAGAAGAGAAGGAAGAATCCCAGTCCGGATATGCAGTATTGTGCGAGAAGCTGTGTGAACCGTTCGCTGACTATGTATTATATCATATTCTTCGTGATGCAAACACCCAAGCTACAATAACCGGGCTTGTCCGTTTGAAATGCGCTAATGAATATGTAGCTCCTTTGAAGAGACAAGTAAGCACATGGAATAGCATGGTAGAGAAGAATAAACAGTTTGTTGAATGGGCTATGTCAAATGATTGTCCTTTCGATGTGAAAATAACCAAGAATCTTTTGACCCCAATTAATGCTTTCAATTTATGATAGATTTAGATATAACAGAACTGTTTGAGGAGATTGTAAAGGAACTTCCAGAAGGGCTTGAAATTCTCTATCCAAATGGGAAAGGGGGAACTAAAGTTATGAAGTCCCCAAGGTTGAATTACATCTTCGGTAGCAGTCAATATATCAAAGATATTTTAGATGAATACAGTAAGTCTTCTGCCCAGTCTGAAAGGAAGTTTCCATTGGTTGCACTATTCACTCCAATTAGTGAGGATAGAGGTGATGCGGATTATTTTTCAAAAGCAAAGGTTTCGTTAATTATAGCATGTTCTTCTTGTAAAGAGTGGAGCAATGAGATGCGCAGAACCACATCTTTTAAAAATATCCTTCGGCCAATCTATAAACGTTTATTGGAAGTATTATATGAAGATTCTCGGTTCGACTGCGACTATGACGAAAAAGTGAAACATAGTTATTCAGAAAACTATTCATATGGCAGATACGGAGCCTATACAGATTCCGGTGAGGCTGTGAGCGAGCCGATTGATGCCATAAATATACGCTCGATGGAAATAAAAATTAATAATCTTAATTGTAGAAGAAAATGAGAAAGATTAGAACGTGTAAGGGTTCCCGGATGAACACTGGTAGTTCTGCTTGTAGCATTGACTGGAAAAAGGTCAAAGGTGCTATCTTGACAGAACATGGTGTCAAACTCCCTGCTGATATAACAGGTGAGAAGTTGCTCGAATTGTGCCATGCAGACCGTCCCGGGCGTATTTACCCTATTTTGCCATTCCTGGAGTATGCCAAGAATGGTGGAGAGCCTCAAGTTAATCCTGTAGGGTACGGTGCAAGTGAATACAACGGGCTTAGCGCTCAAACAGACACCTTCACTTTGAAGAAATTTGATGAGGTTTTGAATGCCCAGCTTCTGAAATGTGCCAATAAAGGATGGGACGTTTACTTTTGGAATCAGGATAATATGTTGATCGGTTATAATGATGACACTGATATCCTTGCCGGTATTCCGATGTCTACTGTTTACCCGACCGTGACACAGTACCCGACCAGTAGTGCTAAGTCTGCGATGACTGTTAGTTTTTCACATGAAGATGTGGAAGACAGCCAATTGCACTTTGACTACGTGCAGTTAGACTTCAATCCCAAGAATTTCGTTAAAGGCTTGGTTGATGTTGTGTTTCAAAAGTTGGAGGCCGAAAATACTTACAAAATAGTTGAAGTTGTTGGTGGTTATGACCGTACAGAAGAATTTGGCAGTCTTATTGCTGATGGTGCTGCTGAAGTTATGAATAACGTAACTTCTGCTACATATTCGGATGGTATCATTACCATTGTTCCTAAAGCCGGGGCGGTTCCTTCGTTGAAAGCTCCTTCTGTATTGTATGAAAAAGGAATCAGAGGTATTGAGCAGGTGTCATGAAGGTAGATAATGTTACGTTCGTCGAGGTTGCTGTGAAGGGCATGACGAAGGAAGAGTTTATTAATGCACACATTAAAGTCGTGTGGCAGGAACTGAAGGAAGCTGACCGTAAGAAGAAGCTCTCGGAAGTGTACGATGCGATAACTAAGTAACCGACGGGCTGGGGTGTGATTACAGCCCGGCCCGTTATAATTTTACTGTATGGCAGATTTTGATGAATTACATAGAGTTATTCATTCCATTGCATCCGGGTTTGAAGAGGAATGTATTAGGTGTATGGAAGAACATAAGAATGTGCTCGTTGATTGTATTCAGGAACAATTATATTCCGGCTTGGACGGTACCGAACATCTATTGAATCCTGATTATGATACTGACACCTATTTTAACGAGCCCGGTCCCTGGCAGAACCGTGCGGAACAATATAAACGATGGAAGGAGAGGATAACTCCGCCTCTTAGAAGTGAGATGCTTTATTTGCCACCGCGTCCGGTTGAGGTACCTAACCTTTTTATTACTGGTACTTTCTATGATAGCATAACTGCCGATAGAATTGATTCCGGGCTTCGATTCTCAACGAAAGGATTTACGGACGGTAGTTCTATTGAGAAGAAATACGGTGAGCAGATTTTAGGCATTGGTGATACAGCTAAAGAGTACTTTAATATTATGTATCTCCGTCCCTGGATGGAACGTTTCTTTTCAGAATGTGGATATCGGTAGAAAATGGCTTGTAGTTGCGAAATAAGAAAGATGCAGAGTGAACTGGAACGTATCAGTGATCTTGCAAAGAAAGCAGCTGTCTTGGATGGTTGCATGTATGTCGTTTATCAGAAAGAAGATGGTACCTATGCTTTTGATAAACTAGGAGTTGAGATAAAAGGAAAGATTGTTGAATATAGACATTACCTGTAATTATGGCAGATTTAAAATTAAAAGATTTCGTTGATGAGAACGATTTGCAGAAATTGGTGGAGCTTGATAATACTATTGAGCGTGTGAGGGCTGATTATGTTAATGCGGCCAAAGAATTAGCAAAAGGTTTGAAACTAAATGTAGAAGGTGTTGCTGATCTTGAAAAGTTGAGTAACCTTTATAATACTCAAGCAAAAACGGCTGGTTCTGCATCTGCTGAATTAACCGAAGCTCTTAGAAGACAGTCTGAAATAACTCAAACTGTCAGTAAGAAGATAGAGGAAAAGCTAAATGTAGAGAAATTATCTGCTGCTGAACTGAAGAAACTAACCAAAGCAAACTCGGATAATGCTGTGTCCTTGGAAAAGGCTGCTAAAGCAGAAGCTAACTTGACAAAAGCGCAGAATGCCGGTAATACTACTCGTAAGAAAGCTGTTCTATCTGAAGAAGAACGTTTAAAACTTATCAGAACTGCTATTATCTTGACTAATCAGGAAGTACATAGCCGTTCACAAGCAAAGGAAATGAATAAGCAGCTGCAAAAGGCTGTTGATGTTTTGAAAGATACGGATGAAAACTATATTCGTACACTTGCCCGTCTTAATTCTACAATCGGAATCAATACCGATTACATAAAGCGAAATTCCGATCGATATAGTCAACAGAAAATGACTATCGGTGCATACCGGGAAGAAGTAAAGGCTGCATGGGTTGAGATACAGAACGGTAATAAATCCATGCAGAATATGGGTGTTATTGCCCGGAATGCCGGTAGGATGCTTAATACAGAGCTTGCTCCTGGGTTAAGTAAAGTTGGTGCTGGTTTAAAAGGGTGGGCAGCTGGATATATTGGTGCACAAGCTGTTGTTAGTGGAGTTGTTGCTTTATTTACAAAACTGCGTGAAGGAGTAGGTGATATTGTTAAATTTGAATTAGCTAATAGTAGGCTTGCTGCAATATTAGGAACCACTTCTGATAAAGTGAAGGAGTTAACTGCGGATGCTCAACGTTTGGGTGCTACAACGAAATACACTGCATCCGAAGCTACGGATTTGCAAATAGAACTTGCTAAACTGGGTTTTACTCGAAAAGAAATATTAGATGCAACAGAGCACGTTCTAAAATTTGCACAAGCTACCGGGGCAGAATTAGCAGATGCGGCTTCATTGGCAGGTGCTTCTCTTCGTATGTTTAATGCTGATACAAGAGAAACTGAAAGATATGTGTCTGCGATGG